TTAGCCATTCTTATGTTTCGGCTTCGTGCCGCTCAGAGCGTCTATTGCTCTGTCCGAGAGCCGCCTTTGGTCCGCCGCTCTCGTGTACCTGGTCACCTCTTTATCCGTGACATGACCCGTGACCGACTTAATCTCCGCATGAGACTTTCCGCCCTCTGCCATACGGCGAGCGGCGGCCTTTCGCAGGCCGTGGGCGCTGCATTGAGGAAGCCCGGCAGCATCGCACTGCCGGCGAAACCAATTGCCGAATCCGGCGCTGGTATATGGCTTTCCGTGTTCGGTCGTGAGGTAGAGCATGTCGCCTTCTGGCGCCAAATCGAGCTCTGCCGCCAAATCAGGATGGATAGGCAGCGACAAAGAGACGCCTGTTTTCTGCTGAACCAAGTCAAATCGATCGCCGGTGCGATGCTGCTTTCCAAGCCCAACGACGTCGCCGCGGCGCTGGGTCGTGTAGAGGAGCAGATAGAGCGCGCGGCGCGGCTTTGATCCCGCCGGATGCCGCTCTTCGAACTTCTCGATTTCCTCGTCTGTCCAAGTGTGGAAACCGCTTCCCTCGATGTCGAAGCCTTTGACGCGGTAAGTCGGGTCGTCATGCCGCCATTCATCATCGATCGCGATCTTCATGAGAACGCGCAGGCGATCGAGCAGATTGTTGGCGGCGGCCGGCGTCGCGTGCATGCTGCCTATCAAGGCTTTGATATGGGCTCGGGTCAGCGTGGCGACCTGTTTGTCGCCATGCGCGTCGCGGAAGCGCTCAAGCATATTGCGATAGGTTTTCTGCGAGCTCGTCGCCAGGCCCGTGAATTCAGGGGTGCCATAATAGACAGCGATCAGCGCCGAAATGCTGCCTGGCTTGGTGCGAAGGCTGGTGCGGACCTTAGGAGCGTCGACCGCGCCTTCACGTGCCTGCTCAAGCTCCTCTCGCCAGCCGTCTTGCCCAGGGCGCGTTTTGAAATAGTAGGTGGCCTTGCCCTTGGCGCGATAGCGCAGATGCCATTTATCATGGCGATCTTTGAACTCAGTGACGCCCTTTGGTAGGCCGCTTTTCTTGGGCATTGAAAACCACGTCCCATTCGTTCGATGGCGGGGCATCATCTGCTTCACCGCCTAAGTCTGCAACAATCCTGCCGGATCGATCGATAACGACGCGCTTCACCGTCATGCCGGCCGCCTTAGCGCCCTTCAGCAGCTTTGAAATATCGCCCTGAGTGAACATCGCTGCCTTGGTCATTGCCCGTTCTCCTTGAGAGCGGCGCGGGTTTCAATTTGCCACCAGAGGAGGCCGTCAGATTGCGACGGCGACGAGATCTTCGTGAGGGATTCCCTAAGCCTCTTCACCTCTTCCTCTAGGGATTGGACGCGGGATTCTGCGGCTTCGAGATCTGCACGCATACGGCTGACTTGTTCGCCCAGAGATACGTCGCCACCATCTGGCGGGTCCATCCATCGGACGGAACCGATCGCTCTGGAAACTTCGGAAAGCTCCCGTTCAGCAGCGTTGACATGGCTGCGGTAGAGGGATGCGAGGTGATAAGGTGTCCAGTACCCGTCCTCCATCGGAACCGTCAATGGTTGCGAAGGTCCATTCCAACGAAGCCCGAAACGGGGCAATCCGTCACCCTCTGGTGGGTAAGGCGGAAATTCTGGCTGAAGCCCACGAAGCCTCTCGATCTCCTGCTGCTGGGTGCTGATGAGGGTGGCGGCGTCGTAGAGAACTTCGCAGTGGACCTCGTATCGAGGCGTGCTGTGACGAACGATCATTTCGCCGGTGTAGTCTCGACATGGTTCGAGCAGGCGCTCCACTATTTCCCCTCCATCAACTGCAGGGAGAGCAGGAGAGGTTGAGACCATGGCTTGCCAGAGGTTGATGGCCATTCCAGCCTCATCCTCGTTATCGAAGTCAATTTGCGTTGCAGCGGTCACCATCGCTTGTGTCGGCTCTACCGGCACCATCACCCAAGCCTTCGTGTTCAGCGGCTCAACCATTGCTGGGCTCCAGGGCGGCTTTATCTTCGTCCAGCGTGAATTCGCCGCACCAGTAATAGGCGCCGACGCGCGGTCGTATGTTCGAAACCCTGCCTGTCGGTTCAAAATATGGGGCGGGCGGGAAGCGCCGGCATTCCACCGTGCCAGCGTTCTCCAGATCGGCAAAAAGACATGTGCCGCAGCGGCCATGCTTCTCAATGATGGCTGGACGCCCGTACTGCGTTGCCATTCCTCAAGCCTCCTTCATGGCGGCTTCGAGAGCGGAAAACGGCTTTGCGCTCTCCCATCCTTCCGGGAGCCGAACGTTCGGTTTCCAGAAAATCGGATCGACGTTATCGCGATGGACGGCGCTCCATTGCCCTGCTTGGAAGGCACCCTGCACGGAGTAAACAAACCCTCCCGGCTCTTTCACGGCCAAAATACAATGTTTCCCGTCGAGTGGGGCGGTGTCCATCGTTTGCCACCCATCTGTCACCGCCTTTGGCTGGGGCTGGGGAGAGGCGTAGAGAGGACGACACTCATCAGCGTCCATAAGCGCATCGTCTTCAGTAGGGTGAAGAGCGAAAACAAACTCACTGGCGGTAGGCATCGCAAGGCGGACAGCCTGCTTTCGACGCGGTTGCCACCCCACTGGCGCTGTGGCTGGTTCGAGCACCGACATAATGCGGTTGCGGTAGTCGGCTTCGGCGGCGGCTTTGGCTTCCTGTTCAGTTGCGAAACAGCCAAGCTCATGGACGTCACCATAAAAGGCTTCCCAGCCAGGGCCGTCGCTATCCTCGTAACAATCAACTTGGTAATCAGCGAAAGCGGTTTCCGCTCGATATACGCGCTTTCCGCGCCGCCCTACCTGCTCCCATTCCAGCGGCTTCACCTCTACCCCGCTTGCCACAGGCTTGGAGCGGAGGGATTGAAGCTCGCGGAGGGCGAGTGCGAGATCGTACTCGGGGTTATTTGCACCGAACCGTTTTGCAGGCTCGGTGAACGCTTCAAGCATCTCTGCCAGCCGCTCATTGCTCACTGTTTCACTGGACATTGGTACGCTCGTTGGGGAGGTCATGTCGTAGGGTTCTCCACGATTTGGCCGGTGGCGCGGTCGATCCAGACACCTCGAGCTCGGGAATACTTGATGCGGGCGCCGGGCAGGGTACCTGGCTGAGAAATACCGAGATTGCGCGCGGCTACCCGCTTACCCTTCGCCTGCATCGGCACGTCGTAGGTCCGGGTCTTAAAACCGTGGCAGTCGGTGCAGCAGGTGACGGCATTTTCGAGCATATCGCTGCCTTCGTCCGTCGCGGGAATTGGATAGTGGTCTATCTCGACGCGCTTGCCTGTCAGAGGCGCATTGCAGCGCTGGCCGGGCTCCAAGCCGTAGACTTCACCAACGGCCTCGCAGAAGCCGCCGGAGCGCTCCCGAGCCTGTCGTTTCACCTTGGTGGAGAAGTTATGCCGGGGCATCGGCCATCTCCTTAAGCCATTCCCGAACCTGTTGTTCGGTCGCGTCGAAGCTCTTCCTCGCAATTTCGATCGGCACGCGGATCATGCAGTCAACGGTTGGGTCGAGCGCCCATTCGGACACACATTCTTTCAACGCGGCGTCCTCGACAATCCCGCACATGCCACGCACTTCGCCTTTGCGGATGGCCAACAGGGCAAACTTCTCAGCCATTGGCTTCCTCCATCCCACTCGATGTCAGATGAAACCTCGGCCCATCATCCGTCTCTTCCACCCTCAGCAGCCCAGCCCTTTCCATCCTACGAAGAGACTTGTGGCCTTCACGAGGGATGGAAACATCGATGCCCGGGCAGATGGACCCGCCGGCGCTGGAGATGAGCTGCAATAGCTGGCGCTCTTGGTCGGTGAGCTTTCTCATACCGCCGACTTTCGCTTCTGCCTGATGGCGTGATCGATCTTCGCCACTGCCAGGATCGCGGGCTTCAACTCTGCCGGGGCGCTGTCATAGGCGATTGTTCGGGAGGCCTTACCGCCATTGAGGCGAGGGAGGATGCTGCGCGGGATCAACTCCCAATTCGACGGATCGGTGTTCAGCTTGTTGCTGTCCACGCATTTCAGGCAGAAGCCCTCGGGCACCGGGCCGTTGGCCTTCTCCCAGAGATAGACATGCTTATGCACTGGCCTAGTCTTGGCCCCGGTCCATGGATTCGTCTCCTCGACGATCATGACGACATAGCCATCCTTGCTGTCGATGCGCTCATGTCCATGGCCGCGATACGTGTGCGAGACGCTGCCCTTTTTGAATTGCGTTTTTCTGGCATTCGGATGTCTGCCGCCTTTGCCAGGAGGGCAGGGCACTCCCTTGTTGACCGGTGCGGCTCCTTTGACAAAGCAACCAGTCCGTCCGGTCTTCCAGCCTTTGCGAGTACAAAGAGCCTTGAAGTTATCCGCTGACACATCACCCCGCCCGAACGCCTCCACAAACTGCGCGTGGAGCTCCTTACGAGGCGTTTTCGCTCTGGCTTCGATCCAAGCCAACTCCTCGGCGCTGTATTTGAGTTGTTGCCCCTTCATTCGTCGCTTGTCTCCACCGTTACGGACTTTCCGATCAGCCCAGACAGCGCAGGGCGGAAGCGGTCGCCATGCTGGGCGACAAAGGTGGATGCCTTGAAGGTCAGCTCGGCGTTGCGAATGATCTGGTCAGCGACGTTGACCAAGGCTTCGCCGCGCTTGGATTCGACTTCGATCTGCTCGGGCGTCAAATCTTCATCGGACAGGCGCTCAAGCTGGGCAAACAGGTGATCGTTCAAATCGGAGAGCTTGTTTTTCATCACGCTGCCTTTCTCGGTTCAACAGCACGGTCAGAAAGAAAGCCGCCCTTTCGTGTTTCCGTGATTTCCACGCCGTTCATGGCGCAATAGGCCAAGGCGTACTCGATGAGGCTCGACGCGCGGGCCACGCTCATCTTGGCGGTGCTCTCGCGGATGGCTACAAACTCACCCTCAATGCCGGGTATGACCTCGCCCTGAGTGCCGGTAGCAACGGCATGGCCGGACACCAGCAGCACTTTCCATTCCTCGAGCGATCGGCGCTTGCCGGCGAACTTCAATTCCGATTTGGCAAGGTCGCTGCAGATCGAATGAAAGAACGCGTTCTGATCGCTGCTGCGCTGCTCTGGTGCGATTGTCACGCGGGCGTTGAGGCCCATTTCGCGGATCGCTTCGAAGCAGTTGCGCAGGATGGCCGGATTGCGGATCGTAAAATAGCGCGCCACTAGCCAATCCCTCCGCCCGATACGAACAGATGCGCGCGGCCATAAGCCTCCATCAGATCTTCTTGCTCGCTTTCGCCAAGGGCAGAGAAGCGGGGATCATCGATGAGGTTCTTTGCCAGACGCAGGTCGTTTTCCTTGCGGCTGTCCTTTGCCTTTCGGCAGGCGCGCTGCACTTCGGTGATGAAGTCGGCTTGGGCTTCAATGGTCATGCTGCACCTGCTGCGGCAGCAAGTGCCGTCTTCAGGTTCGCAACCGCCCTTCGCGCATCTCCGCTGAACCCCGCTGGGCTCTCCTGCAGATTGATGAAATCAGGCATGACCGCGCAGTACATCGGTCGCCCTTGCTCCGTGTAACCGTCCTGGAAGATGATCGCCGCGCCTTCGGCTGGGCCTCCATGGTTTGGACAGCACGGTCCAAAGCAGTAGGCAGGCCTGTCGAGCAGGTAGCGGACGTTAAGTTCCGCCAGATATTCGCGTGGGTACTGCGGACCAAAAGCTATGTTGTCGCAATGGCCCGAGGGCGATCCTCCCATCCACATTGGGACGCGGCACTTCCCGCCCTGCCATGCTGTCATCTGCGAAACTGGTGTGGTCATTGAACTGCTCCCGGCTCTTGCGACTTGCGTGCTCAGATGAGCAACCGGGGTCCCTGTCAGGTTGGGAATTAGGCGGCCAAGGCGCCGGGCAGTCCGTATTTGCGGATCAGCTCGGCAACCGTGGCATCAATTTCGGTGAGGAACTCCGACACTTCGGCTTCCAGTTCAGCGATCCGCGCGTCGTCGCGATGCAAGCGCTTCACGAACAGACGCATGTTCTCGGGCAGACGCGGATCGAACGAGACAAAGTCGCACCACTGCCGGCCAGTGCACGCCATTTGCCAGAGCATCTGCGTCTCGTATTTGCCGGGGATTTTTTCGTCCCGCAGCGTGTCCAAGTGGGTCGCGGTGATAGGGCACTTGATCTCGACCAAGCCGTCATCGCCAATAAGGCCATCAGGGCTCGCACCGCTCATTCCAATGGTCGGGTGCTCAACAAAGGCGACCTGGACGACATCGGCGTCGTGACCGAACTCATACGCGAGCCGAGCTTCTGGTTCCTGCTCGGTGCCCCACTGCATGGCCGCATTCGAATAGCTTTCCGCAACAGTGCCTGTCAGTCGCTCAGCAATGAGCTGGGCCGCGTAGTTGGCGCGCGACGTTGAATAGCCGGTCTTGGTCTTGGCAATGACATCGGCCACGCGGGACGCAGTCACCTTGCCAAGGCGGGCTGCGAACCAGTCCGCCGATCCTTGTTCGAAATCGCTCATGCTGCAGCCCTCGCCTTCTTGGCGTTGAGCTTGGCAACGGCGTCGGAGAAGCGCTTTGCTGGAATGCCAGCAAGGCTTTCGACCCGCATGACCTGGCAGAACTTGGCAACGTCCGAATTGGTCTCGGTCAAAAGGGCCTGTAGCTGCTCGATCTGCTCGATGCTGACCAATTCGCCAGCACCGCCGGCATTGCCATCGTCGTCCTTCGTCGTGGACAGGCCAAGTGCGGCAACCAGCGTGTAGCGCATCAGATAGGTTTGGGTGGACCCGAGCGCTTGGATGCTGTTCTTGTTGCCAGACGTATCGGCGCCGGCCGTGATGGACGTTTCCTCGCGGTGCCCCAGCTCGTGGGACAGAATGCAGGTGATCGTAATGGCGCCATTGGCCTGCGCCGTCCGGTGCCGGTAGTTGAGGCCATGGCGCGAGAGGATTGGATCGACCGCATCGGCAATCGCAGCAAGGTCCGCATACTTCCCGTTGTGACCCTTCTCGGTGCGCACAACCGGCTTGATCTCCGCTTTCGCTGCAGCAATGGCCTTGTCGAAAGCCCGTTGCGCTTCTTCGGCGGCAAGCTCAGTTGCCATGTTCTTCAGCTCGCGGATCACGTCGAGCGGCTGGCCGGCGGCAACAGCCTGGCGGATCATGTCCATGACTGGATTGGAAGTCTGGGCAATGGCGACCGGCGCCGGATTGTCCTGGTGCTTTTCAAGCGCGCTCATTCGTCTGTTCCTTCTTTGCGGTCGGGCGAGTGAAGTAGGGGAGGTCTTTGGGAGGGGCGGGGATTTGGGTCCAGGCGCCGTCAATGATGGTCCACTTGGTCATCTCGACACCAACCGTCGAAGTACGTTCAGCACCTCGGCTTCGTACTTTTCAGCAGCGAAGGCTTCCCCGCTCAAGATAGCCGCGACCCTACTTGGCGTGATCTGGTCTTGGCGTATTTCCTCAACCGTTGACCAACCTCCGCTGTCGGGGAACACGAATTTCCACCGGCGCGGGCTTGGTCCGGACCACTGCGCTGTCTTGCGCGTAGTGCTCAGCAGAAGCATTTCCAGAAGCTCGCGACGAACCCCCGTTATCTCTTCCGGCACGGCGTCAACGACATGCCATTCGCGCTCCTTCACGGTCGTCATCAGAATGCGCCTCCGTTTTCAGGCAGCAACACCACGATTGCCGCACATAGGATTAGGGATAGGGTCCAGAAGGACAGGGCAGGGTGGTGGGAGAGGAAGTTACTCATCCATCCGTCCTTTCGGAGTTGGATAGGGCGTCGCCCTCGTCGCGGTTGTCGATGAAATCCTGGATGGCTTCGACCTCAGTCGCGCCGTAGCCGTACCCGCCAGCTTCTTCATCTCCATCGTAGTGAGCGCACCAGTCGAACTGCCGCGTCGGAATGGGCGGGTTGACATAGCTTGTCACGATCTTGCGGGTGTCGTTCATTCCGCCGCCTCCATCGCTTCCGAGCGCTCAAACCGCTCAGTCCGCGCATAGAGTTCTTCCGGAGTGCGGAAAGTGCCGACCGCCTGATAGGCGCGCATAAGGTCCATGACCGCCGCGTGGTTCAGAGGCAGAAGCTTGTCGAGATGCTTCTCACCACGCACGTCCATGTTGCGACGAGAGAAGATGCCTTCGTATTCGTCCTGCGCCGCCTCGATCGCACCATGCCGATTGGCAGCGCTGAAAAGCAGGCCATCGAACTGGTTGGAGTTGCCGCACATCGACCAGAAGGCAGGCTTGCGAGCCTTCAGATTGGCAATCGCATCATCTTCCCAGCCATAGGTGTTGGTGGCTTCGATCAGGGCGCTGATGCGGCTCTTGTGGTGGGCGGTGATCGGGTCTGACATCTGTCGGCTCCATCTGACGCGGTGCGTCGTTGATGAAGGTACCATAATGGGCTTCTGCCCATCAGTCAATGGGCAACTGACCAACAAAATGGGCAGGCAAAATATTAACGACCGACTCGACTCTTCGGGCGTTCTCTGGAATCAATGGCAAGAACAGAAAGGGAACGAGATGGCTGGCGTTGCAGAGTACGTGATCCTGAGCGGTCCATTAGTACATGACAATCTGGTGCGACTTCGCGCAGAGCTGCGTGCGTACCTGGCCAGCTATTTCCCCAGCTGCAAGTTCAGCCTAGCTGTGCGCGAAAGCGAGGGAATGGATTTTGTGGTTGTGCCAGTGGTCGGATCAACGGGCGATGATGTAGATCTCGAGATTCCCGACCTAGTCGTGCTGGCAGAGATCAAGATGGTCCTTGAGGCTTTCGCCCCAGGGCAGACCCTGCACTAAATTCCGAACAGCTCGTTATTCGTGTAGACGCGGTGCATGATCAGATCGGGCCGGTTGCGGAATTTGATTGGGCCCGGCGGGTTGAACTGCTTGCATTCAATCCACTCGGCGCTGCGGCGCACGAGGATTTTGATAAAGCCTGCTGGCTCGTCACCCTCAACATCCCCGGGGTTCTGAATGACCACAGCGTCACCCGGCCGCGGAGGGCGAATGCTCGACACAAAGACTAGGTCGCCCGAATTGTACATCGGGGACATGCTGTCGTTTTCGACATAGGCGGAATAGACGCCCTTCACGCCAACTAGCCCAGGCGGCCGGGCCACTTTGTCGATCGGATCCATTGAGAATTTGAACGAACCGCGGCCATGATCCGAGCCGGCAACCGCTGCAACAACGTCTATATCGCGGGCAAGGGTAGGGCGGTTGATCGGGTCAACGTCCGCCGGCGACACCTCGCGGACGGGATCGAGCGGAATGCGTCCGATGATCCTGGCAATGGCATCCATGACCTTATCGAAGTTCTCTTTCGATGGCTCACGCTCACGCTTGATCATATCGCGCACAAACGTCTCGCCCAATCCAGCCGCCAATGAGACGGCTTTCATGTTGAGTTTGTGCTCTGTCACAAGCGTTTTCACGCGTTCGATATGCTCACTTGCCATGGGCGCAGCATTTCAGAATGGGCAGCCCATAGCACTTGGGTAATAGCCCATTGACAAATGGGCAGAAGCCCACCAGTATTGGCGCATGGTTGAAATTAGCGCCCTTCTCAAACAGATCGAAGCCTACTGCCAGCGACACGAGATCGAGGAGACCACATTTGGTCTTCGCGCCGTCAATGACGGCAAGTTCGTCGCCCGGCTCCGTGCAGGAAAAACCATTCAGCTCAAGACGCTTCACAAGGTCACCGCCTTTATGAAGCGTAAACCGGCGCGGGTGGCAGCATGACCGACATTCGCGTCGTCACGTACCAGAGCACCAATGCTGACGCCGGCAAGGAATGGATCGCCTTCCTTACCATGCCGAACGGCGAATACCTGCCAGTTCGCTTCCAGGGCGCGACCGAAGACGCCGCCTCCGACGCTGCACTTGCTGAATGGGAAAAGCATCGTGCCGAGCGCGAAGCCAATCTTGCTCGTCGCGAAGAGGGCCGGCGCAAGGCTGCCAAAACCCGCTCTCGCAAGACCGAAGTGAACGCTGCTTACAATTCCAAAAATCGCGAGGCTTGAATGAGCGACAACGTCGCAGGCGAGGAACTGCGCCAATTCATTGAGAGATGCGAGCGACTTGATGAGGAGCGGAAGGCAATCTCCGACGACATCAAGGAAGTGAAGGCTGAAGCCAAATCTCGCGGGTTTGATGTTCGGATCATCAACATGATCCTGCGTCTGCGCCGCATGGATGAGAACGAGCGCATGGAGCAAGACGCTCTTCTCGACCTCTACATGTCCCATCTGGGTATGTTGCCGCCGGGTGAAGACGAATGACCAAGGTTCACACATATCCGCGCCTTGTCATCATAGCCGTCTATGCCTTTGCAGGCTGGTCGCTTGTGTTTGCTGCGTACTGCGCTTTGGCGGCAATCGTGCTTGTCATGGGTGTGCAGCCATGAGCGTCAATGTTTGCCCTTGCTGCCACCGTCCGCTTATCAGCGCCTTTGAGCAGGTTGCGGACGAAGCCAGCCTTTCGATGAAAGAGCGCGAGCTATTCCTCACCGTTGCGAATGGCTTCGGCGGATCCGTGCTTCGGGAAGTCGTCGTGAACGCCTTGTATGGGCTCGACCCGAACGGCGGGCCTGACGATCCGCGCGCCGTCATTGCGGTCATCATGACCAAAACCAATGCCAAGATTGCCCCGTTCGGCTATCGCATTTTCAGCCGCAAGACTGTCGGCTATCGGCTGGCCACCATCATTCCCACCGAGGCGGCGGCGTGATGGTATCCGCACCTGTTCAAACCAGTTCTGGCGAGACGGCATCGGCCTTTTCCAAGGCCAAGGATACGTGCCGCTCACGCTTTGCCACCTCGAATGCTGATCAGAATAGGACGTGTTCGCACCACACGCCCTATTTTCATAAGCATTTGCAGTCTGTCGTCCCCCTCTGGACTGCAAGCCGGGCGCGCTTCTTCTCCCTGTGCGCGCTCGGCACCCTTACCCTGCCGAAAGACCTCCCCTCGCGGCAGCAACTGCGGCCCGGCGCTTTCCATAGCCGCCGGCCGCTTTTTCTTTCCGCTGGCTCGAACGGTTCCCGCCGTCCCTGCCTGCACACCACTGCGCATCAGCGTCTCGTAAAGTCTGCTGCCAATGCGCTCCATAAACAAGTCCTTTCAAATTCCATCGCGTCGATGCCCCAACATGGCGCGAAAGGAAATGGACGTGTCCCCAATCCCTACGGAGAACTCCACAGATCGAAGGGAGAATTCCCCAATGTCGGCTGCTGACGACATTTACGAGATGAAGAGCCTTTGCGAGCAGATCGCAGGGCGGCTCGCGACTTCATCTTCGGACAAGGATCGCGTCACGGCGATCTACGAGGCACTTAAGGCCAAAGTGACTTGGAACAGAGCGTTTGAATTTTTGAAAGGCAAGGCACGCCGCATCGACTCATGGGAGAAGGATCTTGCACGAGCAAAGCTCCAAGAACTCAAGCGCCTTGAGCGCGAACGACAGGCCCTGCAGCACGTCGCATGGCTTCAAAGCATTCGGAGCCAAGCCGAAGAAGCCGGTTCGGACATGGATCGCGCGGACCTTGCTGCGGTTGAGCGCGTCCTCTCTCGAATTGGCGTACTGGATCGCCCCCTGGGAAATCCCGATGCCGCCTTCACAGACGCCGACGAGCGAGCCGACCAGTCCACGGACTGGGGCCACTAACCCAATCCCGCGTGTGGAGGACTGAATGATCCCGAGTCATAAGATGATCGCATCAATAGCAGGCCTGTCTTTGATCCAAGGTCGCGTCTTGGCCGCCATGCTGGACGAACGCAAAGAACAGTCCGCCATCACCGTCGCTGCCCAGCCTGAAGAGCCTGTTGTGGAGAGCCGGCAGGTTCGCCGGGCTCGCGAGCGCCGAGAAGCAAAGGCGCGGAAATGACCCTCTCCGAACAGATGCTTCAGAAGCTCGTCACTCCCAAGCCTGGTTACATGACAACCCGGCTTCCTACGAAGTCCGCCAAGACCAATGCATCCCTAATTGCCTCTCTCAAGAAGGCGAAGGAACTGGGGAGCGTGAAGGGATGATGCAATACACCGACTTCATCGCCAGCAAGCAGATGATGGACCCCGAAACAGGGATCACGGAACGCGTCGAGCTCCCGTCCTATCTGTTCCCTCACCAGGCTGACATTACGCAGTGGTCATTGCGCCGCGGCCGCGCCGCTATCTTCGCTGGCACGGGCCTCGGCAAGACGCTCATGGAGCTCGTATGGGCGCATGAGGTCTCGCGCTATACCCGCAAGCCGGTGCTCTTGCTGGCGCCGTTGGCCGTTTCGCATCAGCACGAACGGGAGGCTGGCAGCTTCGGCATTCCGGCACGCGTTGTTTCGGCGCAGTCAGATGGTGTGATCGAAGTCACCAACTATCAGAAGCTCGATCGCTTCGCTCTTCGTGAGCTGGGCGGCGTTGCCCTCGATGAAAGCTCAATCCTCAAGAGCACGGACGGCAAGTATCGCACGAAGCTGATCAACGATTGCCGCGACGTGCCTTTCCGTCTAGCAGCGACCGCGACCCCGGCTCCGAACGATTTCATGGAATTGGGCAACCATGCCGAGTTCATCGGCGCCATGTCCTATACCGACATGCTGGCGACGTTCTTCACGCATGACGGCGGCGACACGCAGAAGTGGCGCCTCAAGGGCCATGCTGAAAACGAGTTCTGGAAGTGGATGGCGTCGTGGGCCGTGATGCTCCGCAAGCCTTCCGACCTGGGTTATTCAGACGAAGGCTATGACCTTCCGCCATTGAAGCGACAACAGCACGTAGTCTCTGCCGAATATGCTCCGAGCATGGACACAGGGCTCCTGTTCCCGATGGAAGCGCGCACCATGCAGGAGCGCATATCTGCCCGCCGGGACACGGTTGCCGAACGCGTCGAATTGGCAGCGTCCATCACCCCGAAAGATCGCCCTTTCGTCTGGTGGTGCAATCTCAACAGCGAGAGCGAGGCCCTTGGGTCCGCCATAGAAGGCGCTGTGCAGGTTTCCGGTGCCGACAGCGACGACACCAAGGAACAGAAGCTCAAGGCGTTCACAGCCGGCGAAATCCGCGTCCTGATCACCAAGCCATCGATAGCCGGTTTCGGCATGAACTGGCAGCACTGCGCCGACACCGGCTTTGTCGGGCTCAATGACAGCTTCGAGCAGATTTACCAGGCGGAGCGCCGGTTCTGGCGCTTCGGGCAGAACAAGCCCGTCACCGTCCATTTCATCAGCGCCGAGACTGAGGGTGCTGTTGTGGCGAACCTCCGCCGAAAAGAAGCCGACGCCGAGCGCATGGCCGCGGCGCTCGTAGAGCACATGGCCGACCTATCGGCTGAGAACATTCGCGGCATGGCCCGCACCCGTGCAGACTACGCGCCGACGGTGCCCATGACGCTCCCAAACTGGATCGGAGCCGCAGCATGATCAACGCGATCGAACAGGTCGTTACCGAGCGATATGCCATCTATCAGGGCGACAGTTGCGAACTCATTCGCGCCGTGCCTGGTGACAGCATCGACTTCGGCATCCACTCCCCGCCGTTCGAAGGGTTGTACCGGTTCAGCAACTCTGACCGCGACATTTCTAACAATGACAAGCAGGGATTCTGGACGCACTACGCATTCCTGATCCAGGAGCTTTTGCGCGTCACCAAGCCCGGCCGGCTGCACTCGGTGCATTGCATGCAGTTGCCGACCAGCAAGACGCGCGACGGCTTCATTGGCATGCGCGACTTCAGGGGTGAGGTGATTAGCGCCTATGTCGATGCAGGCTGGATTTTCCATTCCGAGGTCTGCATTTGGAAGGACCCCGTAGTGGCGCAGCAGCGCACCAAATCCATTCGCCTGCTCCATGCTCAAATCCTCAAGGACAGCACGATCAGCGGGCAGGGGCTTGCGGATTACATCGTCACCTTTCGCAAGCCCGGCGAAAACGCCGAGCCCGTGAGTGGGCCGTTCGATCGCTATATTGGCACCGAGGTGGACGTGAGCCGCGAGGCATACGATCGAGAGGCAGCCGCGTTCCGCGCTGAAGGCCGTGAGCCATGGCCTTATGACAAGTGGAAGTCCATTCTGGTTTGGCAGCGCTACGCCTCGCCGGTGTGGATGGATATCAACCAGACGCGCACGCTCCAATATCGCAACGCCCGTGACGAGAAGGACGAGGTTCATATCTCGCCGCTCCAGCTCGACGTGATCGAGCGCTGCATTGATCTGTGGTCATTGCCCAATGAAACGGTCCTGACACCGTTCTTGGGCATCGGCAGCGAGGTTTTCAGCGCGGTCGAAATGGGTCGCAAGGGCATCGGCTTCGAGCTCAAGGCCTCGTACTTCCGGCAGGCGGTGCGCAATCTCGAAGACCTCGAGCGCGCCAAGACCGACAGCCTCTTCCACGAGGAAGTCGCATGAAATCCACCTCCAAGACTCCCCGAGTATGGGAAGGCCACAAGCCGGCTCCCTCTCAGAAATCCATCCTTCGTGAAATCGCAAAGAAGAAGGGCAAGGGTAAATGAAACCTCTGTCTCACCTTGAACAACTGCAGGCTGGCATTGCCTCGATGAACATGCCGCCTCAGGCCGTCCAGTTCCACTATGCACGCGCTGTTCTGGCTGCGGAGAAGGGATCCATCTCTGCCGCGGCTCGCCGCATGGGCATTCATCGTCGCACGCTTCAGCGGATGATGGAGAAGAACGCGCCAAAGCCAAGGGTGGATAAATGAGCACAATCCATCAGGAGGCCGCGCAGGTCTATCGAAGCTTCCGCCAGGCTGTACGCCTGACACGGATGGAGTGCGAGGACGCCCGTTTGCTACAGCGGAAAGAGCGTACCATGCGCGAGATTGCGCAAGCTTTGGAAGTGCCTGTCTCCGTCGTCCAGCAATCGCTCTATTTCGATGTGGTGGCCAGATGAACATGCCATCGATAGGCCCGGAGCTTCGCCGGCAGCATGAGATCGGTGTTGCCGCTAGAAACCGCCTCTGGGGACGGCCCGGCGCTCGCCCTGGCGCCAACATGCCGCGCAACGGTACAGCACAATTCCGGCGCACTGAGCGCCCTGCAGTCGATTTTGTCTATGCGATGCGTCTCGTCTGCGAAGATCAGCAGGTCACGCCAGATCAGATCCTCAACAGCACTTATAGCGCGGCCGTAGCGGCCAGGCACATGCTTTGGACTGTGATGCTCGATGGGGGGCATCCGGTTGCCAACATCGCCCGCATTTTCGGCGTGGATCACGCCACGGTCACGATTGGCATTCGGTCGTTCCGCGATTTTCAGAAGGGGCAGGTTTAGTGTCCGTATCTTCCTCGACCCTTCGAAAGCTTGCTGAGCTTCGTTTGGACCCTGACCAAATGGCCGGGGTGTTGGAGCTTCTTGCCGAGCAACAGGAAGTTGAGGAAGCGCGCAAGGCCGCTCAGCGCGATCGTACTCGCCGCAGCAGAGCCAAGCGTGACGGTAACGTTACAGACACGCCACCGTCACATGACGGTAACGCAGCGGTTTCCCCTAAAAAAGAAAACTCCCCCACACCCCCTAAAGAAAAAACTACCCCTTCCAGCACGGAACCTAACGGTTCCTCAAAAACACGCGCTTCGCGCCTGCCGGCTGATTGGGTTTTGCCGTTCGAGTGGCGTCAGGATGCGATCAACGCTGGATTGCCGGAGGACCGCATCGCCTCGGAAGCCGAACGGATGCGGGATTGGTCACTGTCGGCTCCGAGCGGCGCAAAGCTCAACTGGCGTGCGGCTTGGCGCAATTGGGCCAAGGGCGCTGCCGAAAAACTGCCGAAGCGGGCGCAGTCTCCACCGAGCCAAAGGCAGCAACCCAAAGGCGCCGACCACTTCGACAATTTCGCTGAGGAACTGAGACATGGACGAGCAGGAAACAGCAGAGGCAATCAAGGCGATTGGGATGATGTTGCGGGCGTTCCCGTCCTCAGCATCGAGCATTACCGCCGAAACGCCTAGGGTCTACGCCTTCGCCGTCGAAGAGTTCTCGCTGGAGGCTGTTCGCCGCGCTTGCCGCGCTTTCGTACGCGGACAGGTAGAGGGACATAACCCCGACTTCGCCCCTTCGACCGCCAAACTTGCTCAAGTGGTCAAGGGCTTCAATGACGCCTTAGCCTGGGAGCAGTTTCAGCAGGCCAATACATTCGTGCCCGTCGGCTCGGATCTTTGGCGCCAGGTTGCACTCATGGATGGCCGCGAACCGCCGGTGTCCAGCAGCAGCGGAAAAGAAGGCTGGTGGCTCCCAAATGCGAAGGTTGCCGAGGCTAGGCTTGTCGCACTGCCGCCTCCTGTTTCTGAAGCTCAGATGCAGGTCAACGCTGTGCGTGTCGGAGCGCTCGTTGGAGCCAAGACCTTCAACGCGGCCGACGACGACAATCACGACATGGGAGGCGAGAGGGTGGCATGACCCTCCGCATCCCTCTCTCAGACCAAATAGCAGAAGCAGAACGAAACCGAGATCAGGCAGCAGAGATGGTCAAGGACAAGCCGGAGATACTGCCCAGGCTCCATGCCCGAGAGGCGATTGTGATCAGCCTCTACGCCTATCAAGCCTTTGAACACGAGATCGAGCAGATGGAGAGAGCGCGGTGATCAAGGTCATCCAAGACGTGCCGAAGTGGCTCCATGCGTATCTGCGCAGCCTATATCCGTTCCTCGTGTGTTTCGTCGGCGGGCTTGTCCTAATGGCTCATGATGAACTCGGCGGGATAGCTGCCATGGTCATTGCCGGTCTCTGCTTCGCATGGGGGCTCGACCTGGCGGCAGCACGTGCCGAGGCGAAGGCCACAGAGCACACAGCGGCCAAGCTGACATCGATGCTGATCAGTGGCGACGACACGACGGTTACCGTGGACATAAACCACCACTCCCCGGCCTTTGAACACGAGATGAATGGGAAGACGAAATGAGCCTTCGATGCCTATTCGGTCATGATGTGCAGGTTCGCTTCTTTCTCAACCATCGCTTCAAGATGACGGGGCACATGAAGCGCGGCATGTGCGCCGTGGCCATCTGCAAACGCTGCGGCAAGGAACTGTCGCCGCCTGCGAACCAGCCCCGCCGATCCTCCTAACCCCCAGAGAACAGCACCATGACAAAGCCAGAAGATATCGTCTGCTGTGCATGCTCCGAAACCTTACCAGCGAGCGCCTTCAATCAAGACCACCGGCGTGGCGGCGTCCGACAGCCGTGCCGAGCATGTTATAATCTTCGAGCTCGCGAGAGGGCAAAAACCCCAGAGGCAAAGGCGGCGAAGGCTCAGTATCGATCCGCGCATCGAGAAGAGGCTCGTGTTGCCAACCGCAAATATCGCGCGGCGCACCCTGGCATTTCTACTGAAATGACAAGGCGCAACGATGCTAAAGACCCTCACAAGCGGAGGGCGCGCAACAAGACGTGGAAAGCGATCTTGAACGGCACTCTGGTTCAGAATCCCTGTGAGGTATGCGGGGAGCTGCCGGCCGAAGCGCACCATGACGACTATTCAAAGCCGCTTGAAGTGCGATGGCTTTGCAAGATGCACCACGCAGAACATCACAAACAAGCCGCCATCCGTTCCCGCAAGGAAGCCTGATATGACAAAGCGGATCATCGAACATCGCCTGGTGCAGGATCCCGGCATCACCGATGCGGAATATTACCACCAGCGCCAGACCAAATCCGGCCCTCATGTCGGCAAGGTCTATGTCGCCATGAACATGGTGGAGTATGTCGGGGGCCTATCGCGGCTTCAGGGCGCAAGCGAAATGCAGATCATGGCGGCCGCAAAGTATCGCATGGCCTATGACCGTGCGCAGATCGGCGGCGCTCGGGCAGTGGACTATGCCGCGGTCAAGGTGGACACGTCGGGCCCGCGCGAGGACGTGCTCAGCGGACGCATGGTGGATGATCTGGAGAACTACAAGCAGGCGGTACGCTGCCTTGGCATGATGCGCTCCTCGATCGTTGAGCGCGTTGTGTGCCACGACCAGAGCCTGACGCACCGTGGCATGGGTGCGCGAGCTCGATCACGAGCGAAGGACGAGCTTTTCGCCGCCCTTGATGACCTGGCTGTGTATTTCAAGCTGACAACAAAACGAGCCGCTTGACGGCGGGGCACGGATCAGGCACAAGTCGATATGCTAGCGCATATCGCGCTGGATTTTAGGGCTCGCTTCGGCGGCCCTTTTTGATTCAGAGGCGTTCCGGTGCTGCTGAGATGCAGTCGCCTCGAAACTCTTGCCGCATTCCTGCAGTCGCAGGCGGTGTGCGGGTCAGGTTACTGCGAATGCTTCCGTACTGCGCGAGGGTGCGGATTAAGACAAGCCCGGTGGCGTTTGATCCTCTGCTCGGTTAGCTCGCGCCTCAATCCCCATCGAGCGTTTATCGCTCCAAGTCAGCTCCGCATTGCCTCGAATTGGCGGCGGATATCCAAAGGTTCATCGTATGGGGGCCGGCTGACATTCCCATCGAGCGCGGCGATACACACCCTCATCGCTTCATTGCACCATAGATCGCCCGCTCGTACCCTTTCATCGGAGAGTAGAATGCCAGAGAACAAGCTCATTCACGCGTTCACTCTGCCTGGTGCAGATGCGCCGCCTTACATCAACATTTCCCGTATGCCAGATGGCGCGGTGCGTGTGGTCGTGCGCGGCGCGATTTGGCCGAACGGCACCAGTGGCACCGAGGAAATCGTTCTGCCACCAGATGATTGGGCTAACCTTGCCCAGGCTGTCGCTTCAGAGGCCTCAGCCTAACCCCTTTCCGTAGCGCGCGGTTCTCTCACGCCGATCCTGGTGGAAAGCCGGGTAATAGATCGGAGGCTTGAATGGCCAATAGCCAATCAGTAAGCCGCGTCGATCGATTGAATACGGCGCTTGAAGTTTCGCTTGCGGAACGCCGCCAGCGCCGAAGCATGGAAAGTCTGACGCCAGCCGATGTCGGTCTCGGCAATGTCAACAACACCAGCGATCAGAATAAGCCGGTCAGCACAGCGCAGGCCGCGGCAATTGCATCGGCCATCTCGGCATTGAACCAAACCATTACCGCTGCCCTCGCAATGAAGGCGGCGCTGGTTCATGGGCATTCGATCAATGACATCACCGGGCTTTCCTCTGCATTGCAGGGGTTGTCCGACGTCGCGGCAGCGAAGGTCGCCAAGGCCGGCGATACGATGACGGGGCCTTTGGTCATGCCGACCTATCTCAAGGCGGCATTGCCAAGTGTCTCAACCTATGCCCGATCGTTTATCTATGTCAGCGATCTCAATGGCGGCGCGGAGTTCTGTTTCAGCGACGGAACCAACTGGCGCCGCATCTCTGACCGAAGCATAGCGAACTAGCCATGGCGCAAAACCCTGGCAATAGCATCATTCGCCGGCTGCAGCTTGCTGTTGCGCTCGATGGCCTCACGGTCTCAGTTGGACCCGGCGTCTGCTATGTGCCCAACACGGGCCGGCTGATCAGCGACGGCACGGAAACCGTCGCGCTCTCCAATCCAACGGTGAGCACCTGGTATCATGCCTACGGGTATCAGAAGGCCAATGGCGATCTCGGGCTCGAGGTTGTCACCACTGCGCCCGACACACCCTACCAAGGCACGGCAAGAACCAAGACGGGCGACGCCAGCCGGCGCTATCTGGGTTCAATGTATGTCGGGACAGACGGGAAGATCCGACCATTCCGCCATATCGTCACAGGCGATGTCGGCAACCGCATTCTATTCGACGCCACGAGCATTGCCGGCAGCGCGCCCAATACGCTTCTCAGCGCCTTGACCGCCGCAACGGTTCAAACGGTATCGCTCAATCCAATCATTCCGGTGACGGCAAAGCAGGCAATCATCCAGGTTGCCAATCTCTCCAACCGAATTGCCTTCATTTCCCGGCCCGGCATGCCCGCGCCAAGCGCATCGAACTTTCAGATCATGGCGGGCCCGAACGCCTGTCCCATTGGCGATGTGATGCTGACCGATACGCAGCAACTCACATTGATCCTCACCAGCGCCGGCCTTCTGGGCAACATTCTCGGCGCCGTCCTTTCTGGCAATCTCATGCTCTACGCTCTGGGGTACGTCTATGACCGATGAGAAGCGCCAGCCGTTCTATACCCCGCCGCCAGCGCCGGGCATTCTGCCAGATGGAAAGAGGGTCTTTGTCTCGACTGATCATGCGAGCCATTGGCCTGTAGGTTGCGCATCGGTTGTCGTCGCCCTCTCCGAAGAGCAAGCGCGCGGTCTTCTGGATGCGGAGCTTCGCGCCCACGGCCTCAACCCCAATGAGCCTTACACCCTCAAGGAAATAGGGCAGGGCGAGCCAGTTGCGATTGTTCTCTGTGATGGGCAGTACTGATGACTGGTCGTCCAACGATCTTCACGCAAGAGCTTGCCGACAAGATCTGTGAACGCCTGGCAGATGGCGAGAGTCTGCGCACGATTTGTTCCGAAGACGGCATGCCAGCGCGATCGTCGGTGTTCAAATGGTTGGGTGAGAGCGCTGGCTTTTCGGACCAATACGCGCGCGCTCGAACGGCGCAGGCGGATGCGATCTTCGATGACATCCTCGAAATTGCCGACGATGGCTCGAACGATTGGATAGAGCGCACCAACAGCGACGGCGAGAATATTGGCTGGCGCGAGAATGGTGAAGCATTGCGCCGCTCGCAGCTTCGCGTCGAGGCGCGGAAGTGGATGGCCGGCAAGCTGGCGCCGAAGAAGTATGGCGAGAAGACGCAACTGACCGGCGCGGATGGTGAAGGCCCGGTGCAGATAGAAGATCTGGGTAGCTATGACTTGGCTCGAAAGATTGCCTTCGCCCTGTCCGGCGGGAAATAATGGGTCTGCTTGACGACATCCTGGCCCGCTTCGAAGCGCTGCCAAAGGAAACACAGGAGCAAATCAAGAAGGATGCGATAGAGGCTACAAAGGGCCGCTACTTCATCCCAAATCCCGGCCCGCAAACGGACTGCCTGCAAAGCCTGGCGGATGAAACGTTCTTCGGTGGCTCGGCGGGCGGCGGCAAGTCGGCGCTTCTCTGCGGCACTGCGGTCGATGACTTCGATCGCTCGATCATTTTCCGCCGCGAGTATCCGCAGATCAAGGGGCTTGAGGACGAGGTTGCCGGGCTGATCGGTGGCCGGCAGGGATATAACTCGCAGGACAAGCTCTGGCGCCTGCCGAACGGCAACATCCTTGAGTTCGGCTCAGTCCCGCACGAGAGCGACGTCGAGAAGTATCAGGGTCGCCCACATGCGCTGAAGGGCTTTGACGAGATCACCCACTTCAGCGAGGCGATGTACCGCTTCCTGATCGGTTGGAACCGCTCAACAACGCCGGGGCAGCGCAGCCGGGTTATCGCAACCGGCAACCCGCCGGTTACGCCGGAAGGCTATTGGGTGGTCAAGTATTGGGCGCCTTGGCTCGATCCAAAGCATCCGAACCCGGCAAAGCCCGGCGAGCTTCGCTGGTTCACGACGATCAACGGCGAAGATGTCGAGTGTGAAGGGCCAGATCAAGTCGAAGTCAATGGCCGCATGGTGCAGCCGCGATCGCGGACGTTTATTCCGGCCAAGCTGGAAGACAATCCGGACCTGATGGCAACGGGCTATGCTTCGGTGCTCGAGGCCATGCCGGAAGAGCTTCGCATCCGTCTTCGCGACGGGCGCTTCGATGCCGAGGTCAAGGACAACGAGTTTCAGGCCTTTCCAACCGAATGGATCAAGGCCGCGCAGGCGCGATGGACTCCAACTCGGCCAGAAGGCGTCGGCATGTCGGTGCTCTCCAATGACGTGGCGCTTGGCGGCGGCGATGCGAACACATTGGCCGCTCGGTATGGCCACTGGTACGACGAGGTTAAGTCGGAGACGCTGAAGGGCAAGGTCGATCCGCTCGATCTTGCTGCCAAGGTTGTCGCCACAATGCGAGACGGTGCAGAGATCGTCATCGATATGGGCGGCGGCTATGGATCCGGCGTCTATTCGCACCTGAAGAACAACGTCCAAGGCCTGACGCTTCACGCGCACAATGGCGCTGAGAAATCGAGCAAGCGGACGCGAGACGGCAAGCTCAAGTTCGCCAACAAGCGGGCAGAGGTTCACTGGAAGTTTCGCGAGGCACTGGAGCCTAATTTGGGCGAGCCGGTTGCCTTGCCACCAGATCCTGAATTGGCTGCAGATCTTGCGGCCGTGACATGGAAGCTCACGCCGCGGGGCATCCTCATCGAGGAAAAGACCGACATCAAGAAACGCCTCGGTCGATCGCCGGACAAGGGCGACGCCGTGATCAATGCCTGGTCATACGGCGAGAGCTCTGTGAGCGCCCGCATTCGAACGGCAAGCAGCCGCAGTCGCAACGGTGGTCCCAAGGTCAATCTTGGGCATGCCAGTATGAAGTCACGCCGCAGGGCGTAGCAGAAGGAAATCCAGATGGCCCTTTCCGGTCTCCATGTTGAATTCAGTTACGCCGTTGGTCCTGGCGATGAACGCGTGACCAGTGCGCTCAAGGGCGAGCCTGTCCAGTCGCAGACCATCACGAATGGCCAGCAGACTGAACCCGGCCCCGGCGGCAATGCTGTGAACGGAACGCTCGTGGCGCACCTTCATTCGTCCGAGGCGGGCTTCTATGCGGTCAATAAGGCGGCCAATACCAATCCTCGCGGCTATCTCGCGGCTGATACGCCGATCGACATCTTCATCCCGAGCAAGGCCACTATTTCGTGGGTTACGGCATGAGCCAGCTTGGCCTTGGCTCTATCCGCCAGCTCGGCACGCTGAAGCTGGGAGCGCTCGCCCCAACAAAGGGCGGGGGGTGGGAGCCGGTCAAAGGCCTGGGCACAGATTTGGTTGGTTACTTCGATGCGCGGCGCCCAGAGACCATCACAACCTCCAGCGGCGCGGTGTCGAGTTTCCGCGATGTCATTGCCGGCTATGACATGGCGCAAGCTACGGCTGCATCCCGCCCAACGTTCAAGGCGGGCGGCTTTGACGGGCTAGACTGCCTCTATTTCGACGGCGTAGACGATTGCCTTCTGCTGTCGTCGGTGCCGTTCCCATCTGGCTCGGCGCCAAGCGAAGTCTGGGCAGTTGTGCAGCAGGACAAGCCGACGACCGACGCCGTGAACGGCACCCTGATGATGTATGGTAACGCGTCGTCTACGTCCAGGCGTTTAGCCCGCGCCCAGCTATCGGGCCTTAATCGCTACCAGTCGTTGGCCGGAAACGGGACCACAGGACTGACGAACTACCAGACCGACACCAAATTCAATGATTGTCACGTGGTGCGCTCGATATTTGACGGAGCGAACATGTATTCTGAGATTGAGGGTATTGCGTCCACGCCAAGTGCAGCGGTCCCGGCAACGGCAACAACACGGTCTCGCATTGGGGCGAGTTCGGCATCAACCCCAACTGAATTTTGGCGCGGCAAGATACTCTGCATTCTTGTGACTAAGCCGCTGTCGGGCGGGAAGGCCGCCCAACTACGCCGCTATCTGGAGAACCTGCGCTGGCGCCAATATGAGCGCCATTACGTGCGCGGCAACGATTACTCGTTCCAAAACCTAAACAATCGCTCTGAACAGCGGTTTGAGGTTCGTTCGGGCGATCAGCCTCTGAGCGCAGACGTAACCAACGGCAACGAACGTTCTGAACTGTCCATACCTGCTTCGATGTCGCCTATCGCCGTGGACGGAAGCTTGGTTCAGTTGCGCTGGTCGTTCCTAGTTGAGGCCGGCGCTCCGCTCACGAGCGCCTTCGCTATCCTTGGCCAGATACACCAGACGGAAGATGCAGGTGAAAGCCACCAGCGTCCCTGGTTGGCGGTCAATATGCGCCCCGATGAGCGACTAGAACTGAACATTATTGCTGACCCGAATGCCATATCAGACGGCACAGCGCCGATAAACGTGGCTTGGACTTCTCCGTCCCCAATTACTCGTGGTGTTTACCATGATGTCGCGATCGACCTGCGGCATGGCCCTTCGGCTGGGTACCTGAAGTTCGTACTTGATGGTGACGTCAAGTATGACCAGGCCACCGCTATCGGGAACAACGATCAGAACCCCAGCTATTTCAAATACGGCATCTACCGCAAGGCAGCGGCTGAAACATTGGCTGTTCGGTATCGGACCCCGGAAATCACAGTTCCCGACTCCTATGCGAATACCTTCACCTTCAATGGTTCGCCCTACACCTTTGGCGATACAGCTTATGAATATAGGGCATAAGGGCCATGGCAAATAACCTCGCAAACCGTGCATCTGCCAATTTGGCCGCCCTGCGTGCGCTACGCGATAGCGCCGACAAGTCGATGTTTCCGATTGGGTGCCGTGCTGGCTACAACTACAACCGGAACATCACCACAGATGCTCTCCCGGCCTATTTGAGCCGCAGTCGCCATGTGTTGCCCTACGGCGCGAGCCAGATCGCTCCAGTGTATGTGGGCGGGCATGGGGCTTTGGCCGAACAGGAAAGTGCTGGCTTCTCCGGTGTCCATGTCGGATTAGCCCCTGCCTGGGGCGCGGCTGCTGGCAACGCTTACGATGTGAATGCCATCCGCCGCGTTACTCGGCAGGGCAAGTTCAACATGACGATCCCTGCGGGCGAGTTCTCCGTATGCGATCCCATCGGAGTTGATATCGCGGCCGGGACGGCCATCGGCCTGCAGTTCTATGCTGTAGGTTCAACAACAAACCCCTTGGCCGGGAGCCGAGAAACCGCCCGCTCTAAGACATGGGGCGAAGAGTTCGCTCGCCTATACGCATCCACTAGCGACCTTTCGCTGGTGCAGTCAGGCTGGCCGGCGAATGACAGCAATGCCCGCGCTTGTATTGTCCCAGCTGTAATTCTTGGCCGCACAGCAGACGGCATTCGGCGCTCGTCCGTGGCGATCATTGGCCACTCCATTGCCTACGGTCAGGTTTCAGGTGGCGGGCTGCTCAGTCGCGATACTGGAGACAATGACGGGAATATCGGTTGGATTGAGCGTTGGATCGCATCGCAACGACCGTTCAGCGCCTTTACCATACCGGGCGACGAGCTGCGCACGTGGATGGGTGTAAACAACGCCAATGCTCTTGCGGCTAACTACGCAGCGCAACGCTTCGCCTTGTTGTCCCTCGGCTTTACCGATGCCATCGTGCAGCTTGAGGTGAATGACTTCGGCACGATCACTGTGGATCAATACGAAGTCCTGTTCCGCGCCTTCGTCAACAAGCTCAAGGGCATCGGCATCCGTGTTCATGCGGTAACGCCGTTTCCCATCGCAGACTCTACCAGCACCCTGGCTGTCCAAACCAAGCACGCCAAGTCCGATATGATCGTAGACTGGGCCGCGCGGGTGCGCACCAGCGCTGTGGCGACGTGGGGCTGCGCGTCAGTGATTGATGCCAATGCTGTTCTGCGTGATCCAGTGGACACATGGAAATGGCGCAGCGATCTGGACACGCTGGTTGGTGGTGCCTCAACGGTTGACTTCACCCATCCATCACAGTTGACGACAGTATGGCTCGCCGCAAATCTGGGTGTGAGTGCTACTTCGCTGATCCCTGAGTTCCCGTCCTAACCCACACACCCTCACATCAACGGAGGGGGTGCCGAGCATCGCTCGACACCCTAAGCGTCAAACCTCGGTGGAATATTGAAAGGAATTGAAGCGATCGGCGACCAGGCGGCCGGCGTCCTTTCGGTGCACATAGGTGTTCAGAAAAATCGACGTCGTTTTCCATCCGCCTGCGACCATGGTGCTCTTGACGTCTGCGCCCATGGCGATGGCGTTCGTGGCAAACGAGTGGCGGCCGCATGCATGGGACGACTTGTATTCGATCCCTGCGCGGCGACACACCGCCTCGATCCTGTCATTAACGCCGAAGCGGGAGACATAGCGGAAAACCCGCTCATCGCCGTCTCTGCCCAGTAGAAGCGGTGCCATGCGCCTTGCCAGGGCATCGGTGAGGGCGCGCTCTGAATGGCGGTCGGTTTTCGTCCGAACCAACATTGCGCGACGACCCGCTAGGTCAACATCGCCGACGCGAAGATTGATGGATTCGGTAACTCGCGCGCCTGTGTGGCTCATGAACATGACCAGGGCGGCAAGGTGATCGAGCCCGCCGTCTTGATCGCACTGGCGCACGAACAGATGCAGCCAGATCGGCGAGGCAGGGCTTTTCTTTGCCGGCGGGTCCTCTTTGAAGCGTCGCAGGCGAATGGGCGCGCACCAGCCGCGCTCATAGGCGTGCAGAAGGACGGCGCGGATCGGAGTGATGACCTGGCGATTGCGTGTCGCTCCTCCTTGGTCGGGCAGCAATGTTTGCGCCAAGCTCTTGATGTCGAATGGCACAATCTCGTCGACGGGAATGCTGCCGAGGTGCGGCATCACGCGGTCGAGGAATCGATTAGAGCCGCCATGGCGAATATAGCTCGCCGCTGCTGCTTCGAAGGTTTGCCCATTGCGGGCGCGCGGGAAAAATGATGTGACAGCCTGAGCCATCCTGAACTCCTGAGGTTCGGTTGGTTAGAGCGCGTCGTGGCCTGCCAGGGCCACGGCGCGTTCGCATTTGAACATCAGGCCAAGCGCCGGCATAGCGTTGCTGGCAATCAAGATTAACAGCCTCGCATCCGCGGGGCTTTTTCATGAGGCGCCACCATGGCCACATACGGCACGATAGACGGCTGGCGTCAGTATGCCAGCGTTCGAGGCGATCAAGCTCCGACAGAAGCAACGGATCAGGCTGCAACTGCTGCCCTGACCAGAGCGTCAGACATGGTTCGGATGAGATACGCGCCAAACCTCTTGGCGGCGGGCTACAGCGTCGATTTCACCCCAGATGAGGCAGACCTGCCCTTGACGACTGAAGCGGCCTACATCGCCGCCTATATCGAGCTAACGACCCCCGGGTTCTTCAGCAAGACCTACACCGCAAGCGAGCAGAAGAGCCTTGTGCAGGTCGACAAAATCCGCTGGCAGGTCACAGGAAACGCCTCTGGCATCTATGCCGCTATGCCGGTGAGCACACTGATCGAGGCGCTGTTCGAGCCCTATATTCTTGACCGCAACGCCATGGGCTTTTTCTTTGGCTCCATCGGGCCGATCTCGGAGAACATCTGATGGCCGAGGATTGGTCGAAAGTCGCTCAGGAAGTCGAAGCCGCTCTCGCCTCTATCGGCGACGTGTCCCAGCCCAACGGCTATCCGGCCACGATCCGCCGCGTCGTTCCCGGCACGCCTGATCCATCGACCCCATGGATTCCTACCGAGCCAACGATCACCTACACCCCTGTCATTGCCCTGCAGTCCGACAAGGAACTGCGAGACATAAACGGCACGTTGATCGGCATGACCAAACGCACGGTGACGATCTCCGGCGCTGCGGGCATAGCCCCGACAGATGATGATACCATCCTCTTGGGCGAGGCGCTGACGTTCGCGGATGCGGCGGACGATGCCACACATGCCTGGGAAGAAATACAGGCCGTGCGGGCTCTCTCGCCGGCTGGAATCGCTGTTCTCTATGACCTGGACCTTGCTCTCTGATGGCTTCCAACCGGACACCGTTCGATCAGCTCGTCGATAAGTTCTCGCCGGAGGTGCGCGCCGCGTTCCTGGAAGCCTATGATCGCATCAAGGCCGGCGTGACACCTGCCATGCTCAAGAGGATCGTGGCTGAGATCGATCGCGGCAACATCGAAGCGGCTATCGATCTTCTGGGCATCGATCGAGCAGCATTCGGCGGCCTCGACCTCGCCATTGCGGATGCATTCAATCGTGGCGGCATAGCCATGGCGGCAGATGTCATCGTGCGCGATCCAGCCGGCACACGCGTCGCCCTCTCGTTCGGTGTCCGCAACCTGATCGCCGAGGCGCTGCTTCGCGATCTCAGTGCGCAACTCGTGACGCGCGAGACAGAGCAGGCCAAGCAGTTGCTCCGCATTGCGCTCACCGAAGGCTTGGCACGTGGCGACAATCCGACCAAGACGGCGCTAGAGGCAGTCGGCAGGGTCAATAGAGCCACAGGGAAACGCGAGGGCGGCTATATCGGTCTTAGCGGGCCTCAGGAGCGGACGCAGGCTAAAGCCCGCTCCTCGCTCATTTCTGGCGATCCAGAGGGCATGCGAGATTATCTGCAGCTCAAGCAGCGCGACAAACGGTTCGACCGGATGGTGGCGAAAGCGATCAGCGAAGGAAAAGCGCTGTTTCGTCAGGATGTCGATCGCATCGTCGGCCGCCTAAATGACAAGCAGCTGAAGTTCCGCGCCGATGTCATCGCGCTCAACGAGACGCGCGCCGCATTGGCCATGGCAAAGAACGAGGGCATTCGCCAGGGCATCGAGAGCGGCAAGATCGATCCGCGCGACGTGACAAAGACCTGGGGGCGCACCATCAGCGAGCATCCGCGGTCGCAGCACAAGGCCATGGTGGGGCAAACTGTGCCATACGACCAGCCTTTTGTGGCTCCTGACGGTACGCTGATCCCGTATCCGCATGCGCCCGGCCTTCCTGCTCGGCACACAGTCGGGTGTAACTGCCCAGTGACGTACAAGATCGACTACACCGCCGCGCTGATCCGTCGCCGGCAGTTGGCATGACCCTCTCTTTCGAAGCGCAGGTCGCAGACTGGGCGCAGTCGGTCGAAGGCGCGCTCGAGGTGGTATTCCGGGAGAGCGTGCAAGAACTGGTCGAGCAAATGGATCTGCTGCTGGTGCAGACGGTCTATGACGCTCCACCGGCGCCGAGCGGCTACAAGCGAACAGGCTTTCTACGGGCTTCGCTGGTGGCATCGCAGACGGCCATGCCGCTGCTGACCAGGGACAATCCCGGCGTGCCGGTTCCTGCTGATCTCGGCGATGTCATGCTGGTGATCAGCGGCAGTGATCTCGGTGAGACGATCTACCTTGGCTACACGGCCAATTATGCGGGGTATGTCCACTATTCAGCGAATGGTGAGGCGGGCCGTCCATGGGTAACCATGGCAGGTCAACGCTGGCCTATGATCGTGGATCAGGTCGCGGCTCGGGTGAGGGCTCGGCTCGGTCTTTAGCGTCCTCAGACGCTTTCAGCACGCCCATCTGCAGCAAGAGCAGGGAGCGGCGCGCAGCCTCAATGGCTGTGTTCCCGGCCACGGACGCGCCTTTCTCCTGCCCAAGGGCATCTCTGGCGACCTGAATGCGGTTCCAGACCTGTTCGTTGCTTAAATCATCGGCCATGGGCCAGAGGTATCGCACAATGGCCACGACCACGGAAGGTGCTATCGAAGAGGCGCTTTTGGCGCGGCTCGCGACACTGGTTCTCTCGCCGGCCCACCCTGTCGCTTGGCCGAACCTAAATTTCACCAAGCCAAACGACAATCGCTATCTCGAGGCGATCTTCGCTCCGAATGCGGCCAACCGCGTGCTGATCGATAGCGATGGCCCACACCAGCGCATCGGCTTTCTGCAGGTCAATGTGCGCGACGGGCTGAACAAGGGCACGCGCATCACCGACATCGCAGGCGCTGTCGCTGCGCATTTCCATGCCGATTTGAAGCTTAGCCACGCTCTCGGGCTCATCGTCCGCATCACAGCAGACGCCGAAGTCGGCTCAATGCTGGTCGAGACGACGCCTCCTGGCGTGCTCGTGCCTGTCCTAGTGCCCTTCGAATGTTGGGCCTGATCATTCAACCATAGGAGGGCCACATGGCCACGCTCTATCCAGTAGCCGGATGCCGGTATTATATCGGCCCTGCCATGGAGCTTCCCGACGTCGATGTCACGGAAGCAGATTTTGCCTCGGTCGTCTGGACTGAGGTCAAGAATTACATGGAAGCAGGATCGCTCGGCGATGCTGCTGCGCTGATCACCACGCCCCTTATTGATCGCGGCCGTGACGTCAAGCAGAAGGGCACGCGCAATGCGCCTTCTCGACAGGACAATTTTGCCGTTTCCGCAACGGACGCCGGCCAGATTGCGATGCTGGCAGCTGAGCGCACCGATTACAACTACCCATTCCGCGTCGACCTAAACGATGACCCCATCGTCAAGTCGTCGGTCGTGACAATGACGATCGCAGCGCCCGGCGTCATCACTTGGGCAAATCACGGTCTTTCAGCCGGTACGCCGATCAAGTTCACGACCACTGGAGCCCTGCCCACCGGCCTCACTGCCGGCACCACCTACTATGTGGCAGCTGCTGGGCTCACCACAGGCGCTTTCAGTGTTTCAGCAACGCCAGGCGGCGCGGCGATCACCACCACCGGCACACAGTCGGGCGTGCATACGGCATCGACCGTGCCCGTCCCATCAAAGCGATATTTCGTGGGACTCGTTGCCGGCGCCACTGAAGGCTTTGGCGGCCCAAACAATGTGCGGCAGCTGCAATGCACTGTCGAAGTGAACAGCAATACCGTGCGCGTCGCGCCGCTCGGCTAAGGAGCTATCATGCAGATCAAGAACATTGGGCAGGATGCCCGCACCATTTCCCGCGACGGCATCGACGTGCCGTTGCTCCCCGGCTCCGCTCTTGATGTCGAGCTGACCAAGGACGAGGCCAAGGCTTTCGAAGGCCTGGGCTTCGAAGTCACCGGCGAACCCGCCAAGCCTGCTCCCAAGTCGAAGGAATAGCGGATGGAAATCTCTGGCCTCGTTTCAACCGAGCAGCTGTTCGAACTCGACGTCGAGCACCCTGCGACCGGCGAGCCGATGGGCATCAAGATCATGGTGCGCTCGGCTGGCTCGGAAGCGGCAATGGCGGTTGTGCGAAAGCAGACCGATGCCATCCTTGCCAAGCAGCAGAAGCGCAAGCTGATCGATGCAGACACAGTTGAGCAAAACGAAATCGATCAGGCCGTTTCCTATGTTGCCTCTTGGGATTGGGGTGGCAACACCTATGACGGCGCTGTACCCAGCAGCGATCCCGCAACGATCAAGGCCATCCTAACCAAAGAAACATGGCTTTATGCGCAGGTCGTGGAGGCCGCGCGCAAGATCGCAAATTTTACCAAGAGCTGACGGACGATTTCTGTCAGATCGTTCGCTCGGCTGTTCTCGCGCCGAGCTATGAGCCAGACATACCATGGGGGCAGGAATACCTCTGGCACTGGTTCATAGAACTCCATCAGGGGCGTCAGGACGGCTTTTCCGGGCCACAGGCGCTGTCATGGCGGGAAATGGCGGAATGGGCGTCCCTGACCGGCTCTGCGCCCTCCACAATGGAATGGCGAGCCCTCCGTGCCATGGACACGGCCTATCTAGCTGTCTGCCGTGAAGTCGCCGGTCGCGAGCAAGCTGAAGGCGGCAATCCAAACACAATCTCCGAGCGCACCATGACGCCGGAACTCTTTGACGCCATTTTCTGATGAGGTGACCTATGCCCGATGTTGCTCGCCTCGGCTTGGCCGTGGACTCCTCGCAGGTCGAGAAGGGCACGGTCTCGCTCCATCAGCTTACAGGGGCGGCGGGGCAGGCTTCTGCGGCCGCCCAGCGGCTTGCTGGGGCCTCACAGGCTGAAGCGGCAGGGCAGAAGGCGGCTACTGCTGCAGCCCAAGCCCACAACGCTGCTCTGATGGCTCAGAACGGCATCATCCGTTCCTCGATGCAGCAACGCACGATGATGATCTACCAGCTCAATGACGTGGTCGTTTCGCTTGCGTCGGGCATGAACCCCGCGATGGTGGCCATTCAGCAGGGATCGCAGATATTCCAGGGCGGTTTTGCTCCCGCACTTCGCACGATCTCGGACCTGACAACAGGCCTGATTGCGAAATTCTGGCCGCTGGCCGCTGTTATCGGCGTCGTTGCCGCCGCCATCGGCGGGCTCACCTACGAGTTCAACAAAACCGCCGACGTGCAGGTTAGCTTTTTCGACGTGGCTTTGGCCGGCTGGCAGATGTTCGCCGAGATGATCGGCTCGATCCTGGCTCCGGTCTGGGGCGGCATCGTCTCTGCGCTGCAGTGGGTCTGGGATCAGATCGCGCCCATCATCAAGGGTATGGCAAACACGATCATCGGCTCGTTCTCTTTTGCCGTGCAGGCCATAGGCGCACTGTGGTCTGGTCTGCCGGCGGCCATCGGCGACGTTACGATCCAGACCGCCAACATCGTCATCAAAGGCATCGAGTGGTCAATTCAACGCGCGACCGAGCTCATCAACAGCCTCATCACGACGGCCAACGATGGACTTGGGCAATTCGGACTGAACATCCCAACCTTCGGAATGCCACAGATCAGTGGCTTCGATAATCCGTTTGCTGGAGCAGCGGGCCAACTCGGCTCGAACATTGGTGATGCAGGGGCGAACGCTTTCGGGACAGACTATCTCGGCGGACTTGGAGACGCTTGGTCCAAGCGAGCCCAGGACATTGCCCGCACGCGCAAGGAAACGGAAGCGCTAGGCGGGGCCGCCTCGGCGGCAAACGACAACGTCAAGAACCTAGCAAACGATGGTCTGAAGGCTGCTGCTGAACGCGCTCAGGAGTTCGCCAACAATCTCGGCAAGTCGATCGGCGGGGCGCTAAAGGATCTGATCAGCGGCGCCAAGGACTTCGGCCAAGTGATGCTGGATGTCCTTGGCAATGTGGCCCAGTACGCGCTCCAGCAGGCATCCAGCATCTTCGGCGGCATGGGGGGAGGTTTCGGCTTCCTCGGCAGCATCCTCTCCGGACTGTTTGGCGGCGGCTTCGCGAATGGCGGAGTCTTCAGTGGTGGCCATGTGCAGCCATTCGCCAACGGCGGCATCGTTTCTCGACCGACACTTTTCCCCATGGCAAGCGGGGCAGGGCTGATGGGTGAGGCTGGGCCGGAAGCCATCATGCCGCTGCGCCGCGGGCCTGATGGACGGCTCGGCGTCTCCGCCGCAAATCAAGACCAGCAGTCTGTGCACGTCACTGTCGGTGTTGCTGCTGATGGGAACGGCAACATTCTGCCGTTCGTCCAAAGCGTATCGCAGTCCACCGTCACACAGGCGGCGCCGTCCATTGTTGCCACGGCGAGAGCTGGCGCAGCAAAAGACGCACCGTCAGCCATGTCTCGCTACCAAGTCCAGCAAGCAGGATCGGATTACCGCCTTGGCTAATATCATCCGCTGGCCAGCAAAGCTGCTTGTTCCCGCCCGTGCCATGGCTTCTCAGGTCGCGTTCTCGCGAGGCGGCGGCAAGTCGCTGGGCGGGATCGAGCGCAACATCCGCACCGATCGAGGATTCTGGCGTGTGTCGATGACGGACGTATCTGTTCGGACACGCGCCATGCGGCGGGTTTGGAATACCATCGCCACCGACCTTGCCGGGAAGGCGGGTCTAGTGGCCGTTCCGGTTTGGGCGTTCGATAGTGCTCCATACCCTTCAGGCGAGCGCGAGCGGGAAGCGTTAGTGACGTTCGACGATGACACCGGCTTCGATGACGACTCCGCGTTCATCCAAGGATCAATCAATGTCGAGATGGCCACCTATGCCCCGCTGGGGGCAACGGTGATCACCGTTCGACTTATCAACGCCGCCGCCGCAGCGGGCATTCGCTTCAGCTATCAGGACGCGCTCTACCAGACCGGACGGGTACTGGCTCAGCCGAGTGAGACGACGTTCCAAGTGCCGGTGTTTCCGGCCATTCGCCAGGCCATTCCTGCAGGGGCGCAGCTCGAATGCGATGCTCCCACCTGCCTCTGCCATTTGTCTGACGATCGAGGCATGGACCTGCCTCTGAACAACACTGAGATCGACGTCGCTTCGGTCGAATTTGTCGAAGCGGTGGATTATTGGAACGACTTGGCGCTCGGAGTGGCGTGATGGCAATCAAGAGCCTGCGCGTTCTTTGCCGCATTGAGTTCCCGTCCAAGACTTTTCGCATGTGGGACGGGGCTGGGCCATACCTAGACGCCAATGGGGACATTTGGGTGGGTGCGCGGCTGACTGAAGGTCTCGACCAGATCGAGAGCGCCATGAACGGGGAGGCATCCACGCTGATGCTTTCCATGTCTGGCGTTGACCAAGCCGTCTCCGATCTCGCCTACGAGGATATGGAGGCAGGTGAAGTCATCGACGCCAAAGTGCAGCTGCTGATCCAGCCCTGTGATGAGTGGGACCAGCCGGTGGGTGATCCAGAAGTCAAGTTCACCGGCTTCGTGGACAACATGCCCAGCGACGATTCGGTGAGTGGCGACCAAGTGGTTTCGACCCTCGTGCTCGAGGTGCGCAATCGGTTTGACTTGCGCACACTGGTCAGTGGTGCAGTGCTGTCGGATGTGGACCAACGAGCTCGGTCGAAGGTTTTGAACCCTGGGGCGCCAGCCGATCGTTTCGCCGAGCGCATCCCCGGCCTGGTCGACAAACAGATCGTCTGGCCGCGGTTTAGCTGATGACTAACTGGACCCGTTACGATACCCGCGCCTTGATCGAGGCAGCGGGCGAGAAGCCGTGCGTATCCATCGGCGCGGTAAAGGCGATCCGTCGCCATCATGGCGAACCTAACCTTGTCGAGCGGATGGCTCGGTTCGAGGGATTCATTGATCAGCAGACCGTAGGCTTCGTCTGGGGCCAGACCGATTGCGCTCTTTTGTTAGCCGATTGGGCGATTGCTTGCGGCCATTCGGATCCGGCACCTCATCTTCGCGGGCAATATGACACCGAAGATGGATGCCGGGCGATTCTAGCGGCCGCTGGAGGTCTTCCCAATGTTGTCCAGGCATGTGCCGCATCCATTGGTCTCAAGCCTCTGCACGAGCCCGAATTTGGTGCTGTAGCGGTCATCGGCTCGGCGACTAACTCGGCAAGACAATGGGGCGCGATCTGGCAGGGCCACAAATGGCTTGTGCGCTGGCTGGCCAAGGACGGTCGCCCAACCTGGGCCCTATTCGCGGCAAAACCTCTTTCCTTATGGCGGGTCTAGATGCCTCAAGCTCTTGCAACGGTGCTGGTTCCTTGGATTTCCAACACCTTGATCGCTATCGGCCTTCCAAGCCTGGCCTTTGGCGCCGCGGTCGGCACGATCGCGCTGGGGGCTTCCTACCTATTGCTAGCCGGCGCCGCTTTCCTGGTGTCGCAGGCGTTTGCGCCGCAGAAGCCGGAAGCACCGAAGCCCGAAGACGGCAAGTTCAACCTGAAGCAGAGCGTCCCGCCGCTGGTCTATGTGCTGGGTAGGGTCAAGAAGGCGGGAGACTATGCCTTCCTCGAAGAAACGCAGGGCGTGGCGTTTCACGTCACGGTTCAGGCGGCCCACCACATCAAAGGTTACGTGCAGCATTTTCTGCACGACGAAGCAGTCACGGTCAGCAGCGGGATCGTAACCTCGCCAAGCCATTTCGAAGACAATGTCGCTATCGAGACCCGGCTTGGTGACAACGCGTCGACGGCTTATCCCAACATCATCGCCTATTTTCCAGCAATCTGGGGTCCGGATCATCGGGGCGATGGGTTGGCCACCACATTCTTGCGGGTCGAGTCGGTTCCTGCTGAAGACCTTCAGCGCGTCTACCCTTCTGGCATGCCGCAACTGCAAGCGATCATCGACGGTCACGACAGGCTAATCGACCCGCGCACCGGCCTGGCCGGCTATAGCACCAACCTCGCTATTTTCCGCTACTGGCACCTGACCCACCCTGTTGGTGGCAAACTGACACGTGACGATCTTTACACCCCTGATTGGGCACATGCCGCCGACGTCTGCGACCAGACCGTGGTCAACCGCTCAGGGGGCACGGAAAAGCGTTACCATGGGGGGCTATGGTTCCGCGCTAATAATGATCCGGTGCAGATTGGTCGGCTCATGGACCAGGCGGCGGAGCTGGTGCTTTACGAGCGCCCAGACGGAAAGGTTGGCGTTCACGCCGGGACATTCGTCGCGCCCGATGTGCGCTTGACGGCCGACGATCTGATTTCGGTCAACTTTGATCCCAACAAGCGCCGGTCGACAAATGTGCTAGCCGTGCGCGGCCGCTATACCGACCCGGCCAAGGGTTACAACACAGCCGATGCTGCAATCTATGGCGTACCGTATCCCAGCGATGACGAGCGCACCAAGACGGTTGAGAACCAGGCGGTGCAGTCGCACAATCATATGGCTCGGCTGCAAGCCATCGCCTACATCCGGGCCAATGCGCCGCGTGTAAAAATCGTGGCCCATTATGAGCCTGCGCGCGATGTGCCGTATCGCCGGTTTGTAACCGTGCATTATCCTCCCAAGATGACGGAAGCCGTAGTCGAGATTACTGGCCGCCCGGTTCTGTCGTTGCGTGCCCTGACCTATGAATTCGAGGGAATCGTCATCCCCGGCGAGCTGCTCTATGCGTTTAATTCTGCGACGCAGGAGGGTGTGCCAGGATCTAATATCGTTCCGGTGGAACGGCAGGAGGTGCCGCTGCCGCTGGGCTTTGACGTCACGATCCAGACCGAAGATGTCGGCGGCGGGGCAAGTGCCGCCTATGCCAGGGCAACTTTCACGGGGCAGAGCTCAACGTTCCAATATGAGCTGCAATGGGTGCCAACTGCGGGAGGCACGACGCAGAGCGTGATGGGCGCTGCCGGGGCGACAACCGTGCGAACCGGATATCTAGCTGATGGTGTGCAATACAAGTTCCGGTCTCGGACCTGGTCGGTCGGCGCCTCGTCGGCGTGGACTGATTACCAGGTTCTTACGACAACTGCTGATCCGGTCGCGCCAGGCGCCGTTACGGGGGTAGCTGCCACCGGCGGGACAGGCCAAATCGCCTTCTCATGGACCGCGCCGAACAGCGCCAACTATGTCGGGTCGCGGCTCTACACCAATACCACCAACACGATGACCGGGGCGACTCTGCGTGCCACGGAGTTTGGCGCACCCAGCTCGGCCGATGGGCGAACTGTAACCGGTCTCGCTGCCGATACCTATTACGGCTTTGTCGTTGCCATTAATGGATCTGGTGTCGAAGCGACGCCAGTTCCCACTGGAGCCGTCACGGTCTCCTAATATTTCCAAAGATCGAGGAACGTCATGACCCTGACCCCTGCGCAGGTCTTCCGCCGCTATGAGACTGATGGCGTGCCGGACAGCGGTAAGCATCAGGTTGATAAAGACGAGGTGATCCAGCTGCTGAGCCAGTTGTTTGGGTCGGCCGGAGGTCTCGCCGATGGCCTAGTTGACCTCAACGCTCTTAGCGATAGCTTTGTCCCAGTTTATCTCAGCACTGCCACGGTGCAGGCCGCGACAATCCGGGCTGGTACCAAGGTTTTGCGAGTGGCTGGCTATGCCGTTCCTGGTGACGGCGGCTCGGCTCAGTGGAAACGCGTCGCGTCAGCACCGACCCATGGCGCCGGCATCCGCTCGATCGATCGGTTCCTTCCCAATGGTTCAACGGATGGATCGAATGGCGGCTGGTGGGATGTGGATGAGGCATTTCCAAACGAGCTCATGTTTGGCGGGGTGGCGTCGCGAACCAATGCCCAGCAGACAGCTGCCATCCAGGCTATGCTGAATTATTGCGGTGCCAAGGCTACAAAAGGCTACATCGCTGCGGGCCATTTGCTAACCTCAGGTCTGGTGGTCCCTGATTTTGTTACTGTGGAATGGGCGAAGCGAGGCTATGCCTCAAACGACCGGATCCTGGACAAGGTGTTCAACGGCGACATGATAATCATGGGCGACGGCGCCAAGCTCGTCAGCCCTGCGTTGAGAGGCAATTCAGCAAATTGGTCAGGGCGGGGGGTCGTGATTGATACAGGGTCCGATCAAGTTATTGACGACCCCTATATGATCGACATGGCAAGTTATTGCCTGGAGTTCCCGACCGGCGGCAAAGGTATTCGTTTCCATATGAATGGGGGCCTAATCCAAAGTGCATCCGGATACGCCGTGCGCATGCCGGCGACGGAAGCCACCACCACCGGATACCGACATTTCACAGGTGTCCACACGGGCGGGACGCCATTTATCGATCTTCGAAACGGGGACTATACGATACTTGATGGATGCGTATTTGCTGGGATAAATTTCGGAAATACGACCACAGGTCGCACCAAAATCACAAATTGTCGAAACGCTGATCCAGCTGGCACGCTGATATTCGGTATCGAGCACACTTTTGCTCTCAACCATTGTGCTGCAGGGCTAACGCTCGGCGCTGGAGCGCAGTACTGTAAAGTTATCGGCAACATTGTAGCTGGCGGCCTATCGCCGATCAACAACAGCGGCAACGCCACGAACCAAATTGTCTAGCGGCTGAAATGCCTTCTCAAGGCTCATTAGGTAAGCCGCCTCGGACGCAACTGCATCACTGACGTTACGCCTAAGATGTCCGTCATCGCGGAAGAGAAAGTCTCCCAAAACGAATGCTGGGCACTCCCCAGAAGAACACCATCGATCAATTACATCAACGAAGTGGGCATTGGGAGCCGCTGCCGCAGCAGATTTGATTGCAGCGGTGGTGGTGAACTGGGCCTCGGTTAGCATAGAAACCTGTAGTTCATCGATGTCACAGTCGGTTCGGAGAAGGCCTGCTGCCCTGGCAAATGCACACGGTGTGGGATCTTGCCGCCACTGGGGAACGTCACTTAGCAATACGAACTGACGGTCGGGAAACTCAGCGGCCAATCGGCTTATCCCTTCGCCAATCAGCTGTGGGCCATTTGTTTGGGACGATCCGGGGCTGTGAATAACCCTGCTCAAGTTAGGCCATGAGCTGGACAGGATAACCAGACGCACATCTCTATTCGTTCTGAGCCATGCCCTAACAGATTTGTTCTGGGCCATGCAGTTCGCGTCATAGTTTGGGTCGTCTGGGTTATCGCGTAGAACCGTTGCGCCATCGAGAATTGCGGGGCATCCCGCTGCGAGAGTTTCTTTCACCAGAAGGACTGAACTATCTTCTGCAAGCGCAGTTTGATGCATGTACGGCGCAAGGTGTTCCGCGTGGCTATCTCCCCACAGGATGGCCTTCCGCGTCGATGTCTCCCACGGACGGCCGAGCACGCAGCTAGGAAACGATAAACCTGGCAGAGTGATAGTCTCGGGGCAATCCCAATGCCACATCCTGTCAAGCCCGCTCAATTGCATTGCCTTATCTGGAATGCGCAATGTGGCACCGTCGTTCGCGAGGATGAAATATCCTGTCAAGGCAACCACTGCTGAAGACAGCATGCCAGCGGAAACCATTCTCCAGCGAACGACGGCGATGGATGGCCGCCTAAACGGCCTTTCAATCCAGCGCCAGGAACCACACGCGATTGCCAAGGATAGCACCCCGAGCGAGATTGATTCCGCGGGGCTAGGCATTGCCCCATTCAGATAGTGCCGATACAGCACCAGCACCGGCCAGTGCCAGAGATATAAGCTGTAGCTGATCAGTCCGATGAACACGACGGGCCGCAGCGATAGTCCCGCCGCGAAAAAGGAATGTTCCTTGGGCCAGATCAGAAGTGCAGCGCCTATGCAGCCGTAAGCGGCATTCAAGCCCGGAAAGGCATCCTGGGCGTGGATGGCGAGAAGGCTGTAGCCGATCAGCGCAACGCCGATTGCTGCCATAAGTTGGCTGATGACACGACTCGTAATTGCAGGGAGGAAAACTAATACTGCGCCAATGGCCAATTCCCATGCGCGCGGGTGTGGGAGGTAGAAGGCTGCCTTGGGGTCGGTGCCGAGCAGAGCCTGGGCATAGACGAGCCCGGCCGCCACAATGACCACGAACACGGCAGCAAGTGCCAGTCGTGAGCGAACAAACGACATCGCCAGCCAAAGAACGGCGGGCCACACGACATAGAACTGCTCTTCGACACCGAGCGACCAGGTGTGGAGCAAGGGCTGCAGCTCAGATGCCTGGTCGAAGTATCCAGTGTTCCAGAAAAAGAACAGGTTGCCGAGACCGAATGCAGCGTAAGCGGCGCTCTCACCGAGATCGGCATAATCACCCGGAGCTAGGATGAACCAGCCAGCCGCCATGGTGACGGCAAGCATCGTTAGTAAAGCAGGGAATATGCGGCGCACTCGGCCGTCATAGAAGCCGAGGATGGAGAACTCGCCGGCAGCAATATCTTTTCTGAGCTTCGCAGTTATGACGAAGCCGCTGATGACGAAGAACATATCAACGCCGGTAAATCCACCGGGCAACCAAGTCGCCCCGTAGTGGTAAAGGACAACCGAAAGTACCGCGACCGCGCGAAGTCCGTCGATATCAGGGCGATAGGCTGGCTTTGTGCTCATAGCCGCTCATTGCCACGGCTCTAACCCTCCTTCAACACCAATCACCACAGGAGGCCTTTATGGCCAATGAACGCGGCTTTGACCGCGCGCTTCTGCACGTCTGCGAGGTTGATCATGGCATCCACTAAGATCACCCAGTTCATCGGCGGCCATGAAGGTTTCGTGTCCACCTACTATCTCGACCCGGTACATGTGCCGACGATCGGCTACGGCTTCACTTGGGGCTCTGCGGTTTTCCGCAACTGGTGGCAGACCCGCTATGGTCGCAAGTTCCAACGGGGCGATACCATCAGCCAGGCAGACGCCCATAGCATCCTGAAGCTGATCATCGAGACCGAGGCCGCGCCGCCGGTGGATGCCAAGATTGCATCTGCCAAGGCGAATGTCCGCGATGCGTCCTACTCGATGGTCTACAACGCCGGCGCCGGGTCGCTAAAATGGAAGTGGTTTCAAGCGCTCATCCGCGGCGATATCAAGGGCGCCGCTGCCCTGTGGCGCAAGACGGCTGTCACTGCCAAGGGCAAGTGGCTTCCGGGCATCGCGCGACGCCGGAACGAAGAAGCCGACATTGCTGAGTTCAATCGCTGGCCGTCGTGGCTGGGGCAGGGTGATGTCGCGCCGGCGACGCATACGCCATCAGAGAATGTTCGTCAGGCTCAGCTTTGGCTGAAGGCGCTAGGTTATGAGCCGGGGCCGGCAGACGGCGTGCCTGGACAGCGAACCAAGGCCGCAACGCTTCGTTTCCAGCAAGATCACGGCGCCCTAAAGGTCGATGGCGTCATTGGGCCTGCGACGCTAGCGGCGCTCCAGCGCACGATCGATCTTCGCAAGAAGGCCGGCGGAACCGTGGCGGCCGGCGGCACGACTGCCGGTGCCGGTGCTACCGAGAACGCTACTGGCGCCGCTGATGGCCTGCAGAACGTGCCCGACGGCGTTGGCGACTGGCTGCTGTGGGGCGGCGTGTCGATCGTCGTCATCGGCTTGATCTGGCTCGCCTGGCGCTACCGCGACGAAATCAATGCAACACTTCGGAGGCTCGCATGAGCTGGACTGACGCTCTCATTCGGGCCGGCGCGCCCGTTCTTAAATCTGTCGTCGAGCAGCAGATCGGCGGTGTTGGCGGAAAGATCGCCGGCGCCGCCATCGATAGCTTGGCCGAAGCGCTCGGCACCGAGGCGACTGGCGAAGCGATCGCCGAGAAGATTGATGCCGATCCGTCGTCGGCAGTCGTCGTTCAGCGTGTTGAACAACAATTCGTCCAGGACATGGCGCGTATTGCCGAGGCGAACCGAGATGCCATGGTGAGCTATCATCAGGTGCTTATGCTTGACGCGAACCAAGAAGGCATCCTGTCGAAGCTGTGGCGTCCGCTTTTCGCCATCGTCTTTACGGTGATGTTTGGCATGGTCGGCGTCACGATCTGCTGGCTTATGTGGACGCGGCAACTTGGTACACTGCAGCAGCTGGGCGAAGTGACCACATTCCTCACCTTCATGTTTATCGCGGGCTGTGCCGTTCTTGGTGTCCAGATCTACCAGCGGAGCGAAGAAAAGAAAGCGGGGGTGAGCTAAGCCCAAATGGAGACCGCCACCGATCTCGCGGCCAAGACCGCAGAGCCGTTCCTTCAATCCGGCACGCTTGGCGCGACGGTGGTCGCACTAGCTCTCACACTCGTCGCAGTCGTAATTTTTGGCTGGCGTGTCATCGATGGCAAGGACAAGCGCATAGCTGAGCTCGAGAAGGGATGGCGCGATGACCTCCGGACTTCGCTTGTCAGCGTCACGACGGCAGTCGCCGCGCTGGAGAAAGCCGAAGCCTTTGTCATGGACCAAGGGAGGCGCTGAGATGTTCGGCTGGCTTAACTTGACCAAACACATGGATCGCCGTCGGCAGCGGATAGAGGCAGAGCAATTGCGGCGGCTCGAACGCGCCGAGCTCCAGGCCGGCATCAACGCGCTTGATCATCGGCGCAACAATATCGAACACCTGATGCGTCGCATGCTGGAGGAGCGGAATGCCTGACTTCCTGAAGAATTGGGCTCTCCTTGTTGGTCTGGGTGGGGCGGCAGTGTTTGGCGTCTCCACGCTCTTTTTCACGCCCGACCAGATGGCGGACGCGACAGCCGTCGTCATGATTGCCGCCTGCGTCGCCGGCCTCTGGCGCTGGGCGCCAACAGGCTGGCGAGTGTTCTGGCGCGGCGCTCAACGGACGGAAGATTGGGGCATTCTTGGCCTATGTCTGGTGCTTGTGAGCATCTTTGCTGGCCGGGTCTATGGGATCGTGTTCCGGCAGCTTGATCGTCCGCAGTGGCTCGTGGACAGCTACTGGTCGCCATTCTTCATGTACCTTTTGCTGTGTGCCGTGACCCTTCTCGTGGCCGCCACCAAAGGTGATCGGGATTGATCTTGTTCCGCTTACGTTCCCGTTATAGGACTCGGCCCCTCGTGCATATCGAGGCCCACCATGTCCATGACACCGAGTCGTCGCACCATCGAGGCAATGACCCTTGGTGGAATGGCGATCGACAATCGAACGCTGATCGTCCGGTGCAATTCATGTTGGCGCACCAGGACGTTTCTCGCGGCGGATCTGGCGAAGGTCTATGGCGATAGCGCGAGCCCGCACCGGCTATTCACGACATGCTCGAAATGCGGGCGCCCGACTCGGCATGGCTATGGCTTTCCGCATACTGGCTAG